AGGTGTTAAATGAAGATCAAGAAAAAGAAATAGAAAAAGCTCGCAGACGTAGGTAGAATAGAAAAAAGTTTTATTTTTTATTATGGGGGAAAGAATATCAACACAAATAGATATAAAGCTTAATGGTAGTAGGGAAATTGTAAAAGCAAAAGCTAGTGTAAAAGGTTTAGCTGATGTAATAGAAAAAACTAATCTAGGTTTAAAAGAATCTCTTAAAAGTACTGATGCTGTAGCTAGGAGTGTTAATGCTTTAAATGGTGTATTATCCACTGCAAAAACTAACTTTAATAATGTTGCTCTAGGTACTAATGATGCAAAAATTGCTGCTCAACAATATTTAAAAAGTCTTAAAGATACAAATGCTGCGTTAGCAGAACAAAAAGCTGCTGTTATTAGTTTACAAAATTCAAGAAAGTCAGATGCTGCTTTTTTAGCACAAGGAGCTAGAGCAGGTAGAAGTAATGCTAATGCTGAAGCTGAAAGTCAAGCAAGAAGTGTTGCTATTGCCAGAGCTAGAAATCTTGAATTACAAAGAGATTCTTTCAATCAAACTGAAGGTGATAGGCAACTTCAACAAGCTCTTTTGGCTTTAGAAGAAAAATCAGCAAAAGTTTTAAATGAAAAATTACGAACTAGGAAACTGCTCAATGCTGAAACAGCTAAAGCTGTTAATGCCATTAAATTTACTGCACTAAATTCGAGTGTTTTAGGAGCAGAACCTTTAGATTCAAAATTATTATTACCAGCTTTTCAAGAAAGAGGTTTGAATCAATTTAGTACTTCTGAAATGAATTACTATGATTCTCTAAATGATAAATTATCTACAAAATCACGTTTTGAACAGAAGTCTGTAGAAAATATAAAACGGCAAGCAAAAGAAGGTATTTTTGTTAAAAATGGTTTACAAGCAACTGTAAATTTAGAAGCCAGAAGATTAACGCTTCTAACTCAACAATTTATGCAGTCACAAAAAATGCAGAAGTTGATGAGTGTTATGAATAATAAAAAATTCAAAGGTGCAGCAAGTAATGCTCTTATTGGTGGTGGTTTTCCTTTGTTATTTGGACAAGGACCTGCTGCTGCTATTGGTGGTGGTCTTGGTGGATTAGCTGGTGGAATGATAGGTGGTGGGTTTGGTTTTGCTTTGTCTATTGTTGGTACTGCAATAGGTCAAGCAGTTGCTGAATCAAATAAATTTAATAAGGCATTAACCACTTTAAATAATCAATTAATTGCAGTAGGTGGTAGTAGTCAAATCACTGCTAGAGATATAGGAGAACTTAAAAAGTCTATAGGTGGAACGAAAGATGAGGCTTTACAACTTTTAGATTCTTTGAAAAGATTTGGTCCAGAAGGTTCAAAAAGAATAGGAACAGCTTTAGGAACTGATGCAAGTAGTCTTATTTCAACTATTGCCTCTATAGGCGAAGATGAATTGTCTACCAATCAGGCATTGGCAAAGTTAGCAAGTACTTTGGGAAATGAAAAAGTTTTACAGTTAGCGACTGATTTAAAAGGATTAAGTGTTCAAGAAAAACAATTAAAAATAGCTAAAGAACTGCAAAAAGTTCAAGGATTGAAGAATTTATCTAAAAGAGAAAGAGAGGCTCTTCTTGGAAATCTTGGAGGAGGTAGATCAAGTGCATCTTTATTAAGAAGAGCAAGAAAGCAATTTAGAAATGCAGAAAGACAAGATATATCAGGTGACATTTCTCAAGAAGCAGCTGTTTTAGGTCTTACAAATAAACCAAAACAAGGTAAAGGATTTGGTGATAGTTTCTTTAAAAATGTAGACAATCAGATACTTAAAACAAGAATTGAATTAATTAAAACAGGAGGCACGTTATTAGATGAGGAAAGAGTAACTCTTGAAAAACAATTAATTGCACAAACTGCAAAATTAGAATTAGCTAAAGCCGATGGTGATGTTCAAAAACAAGCGACAATAGAACAAGACAAAAAAAATAAATTATCTATATTAGATGCACAAGTAGCTGCTGCTAAGACAGCAGAAGATAAAAGAAGAGATGAAATAATAACTAATACTATGGAAAAACTTGAAGGAGAATCACAGTTTTTGCAAGAAAGTTTAAGTTTAGGTGTTGAAAAAGCAGAAATAGAAAAACAAATTAGAGATATTGTTGCAATAGTAGGAGATGAAAGAGAAGGAGAAGTAAGAAGTTTAGTTGAAGGGAATGCTGCTCAAAGAGAGAAATTACAATTATTAGCTGAAGAAAAAGCTATGCAGCAACAAATACAAGGGATATTAGCTGGAGGTATGACAAATGCCGTTATGGGGTTAATTGATGGTACTAGAACATTAGGTCAAGCATTAGCAGATGTAGCAAAACAACTTGCAAGTATGTTCTTAAATAAAGCATTTAGTAGCTTATTTAGTAATATGTTTAGCGGTGGAGTTAGTGGTGGTGGTGGTGATGTTTTTGCAGGTTTCAATCGAGGGCCAGCAGCTGTACCTACCATGAGTAGTTTCTCTACAGGTGGTTATGTAAGCAGTCCAACAATGGGTTTAGTTGGTGAAGCAGGTGAATCAGAATACGTTATACCAGCCTCTAAAATGTCTGGTGCGATGTCGAGATATTCAGCAGGTGCTAGAGGTGGTGCTGTGATTCCAGGCGGTAGCCATGAATCTGGTACAGTTGCAGGTTCTTCTGGTAACACAGTTGTTGAATATACAGGACCTACATTAAACTTTAATGGTGATGAGTACGTTCCAAAATCTGCTGTGCCTGAGATTATTGGTGCTGCTGCAAAACGTGGTGCAATGGCAGGTAAAGCACAACTTATTGGTACGTTAAAAAATGCTAGAAGTCAACGTGCATCTCTTGGATTATGAGCCTTACAACCTTAGTTACTTTTGTAGAAGTGTTTGATGTAGATGCTAGTAAAAAAAGAAGAACAATACATCTACTGCAAAATGCTAAAAGAGAACCCTCTGAAGGTGTAAAATCTCCAAAAAATACAATATTATTTAACGGTAAAAATTATCATTATTTACCTTTTATATATCAAGGCACGACTGTTAGTAGATCAGGAGATAATATTGAATCGAATTTAATAATGGCTAATCATCCATTAAGTATGGCAAAAGCACAGGAAGCTGTGATGAATAGTTATTTTGTAGAAGTAAATGTATGTATTATGAAAAATGATAATATAGATATTCTAGCAAACGGAAATGATTCAATATTAACAACGGATACATGGCTTGCTGCTTCTTTATCTTATGATCCAGAAGTTGTAGAAGTTTTATTAAGTAGTGCTATAGATGCTGTTGGTGTCAATTTACCAAGTTTAGTATTAACAAATGATGCTGTTGGTAAACTTCCTGTAACAAGTGATATTCAAAACAGATGAAGCCATATCAACTTATTGGTTTACCTTATAGATTAGGTGCTGATCCTGTAAAACATCACGCAGTAGATTGTTTATCTTTAGCTCGTACAGTTTTAAAACATTATGGGATAAATTCACCAGAGCCTACAAGAGATTGGTATAGAAGAGTAAGAAAAAAAGACTTTGATATATTTAAAGAAGAACTTGAAAA